AAGGCTTCTGCTGACCTATCTCGTAGTCCCGAATCTCAAGCAGCCTCCAACGGACCCCTCCGTAGTAGATAGGGGTTCGGAAGTCGAGTTGGCTGATGTCCACCGCATTGAGCATGATGGACAACTCCAACTGCATCGCCTCACGACTGACGGTTTCTTGGACGAAATTCCACCAATAAATGTTGAACAGGTTGTTGTTCGTGTATGCGTATGGGTCGCTATTTGCGGCAACATTCACCGCATAGTACAACTGCTTAGGGATTCCAAAAGCAAGGTCGAAATCTGCTGCGTAAGGGTTGTCAAGGTGGCTGACAAAGGGCAGATTCAACAACGACTCTGCGAGTGCTACCGAACCGCTGACCCCGTATTGGTAGGCCCACGTCGTCGGGGCTTCGATGAGGTTGTATTGGGCTATTCGGTAACCGCTCTGCAAAGTCTTGATGGTTCCCGACAAAGCGGAGCCGTCCAAGTCCCAAACCCTACCGATTACCTTGTCAGTCGTGAAGTTCGCAGGGATAAGAGTGCTGCAAGCAAGTTCGACAACGTTCTCGCCTTTGCCGTAGAAGTTGTCTGTCGTAAAGATTCGCCCTCCGTAGCCTTCCTTCGCCAATGGGTAGTTCGACTTGTCCAACTTGGACAAATAATCCCCGGCATCCTTGTACTTAAACACGATGGTCTTGTATTGATTCGGGTCCCCGTTCGTGATGCTCTGCTCTGCATTCTCATCCGATTTCTGCGACCAGTCCACGACCCCCGATGAATAGAAGTCCACCCAAGGTTCCACGATGAGGTTCTTCGGGTCGGCAGGGTCCGGCATGAAGTAGAGGTTGAACATCTTTTGCAGGTCTTGCAGGAGGTCCGATTGCTTCACGTCAGCAGGCAGGGCGGTCCTCATGTCAATCGTTCCGATACTTACGGGGTTCTCCAAGCATTCCCAAAGGACCGTTGCACCCGAAAGAATAGTGCCAGCACCTCCAAGAGCAGGCGCCGTGAACGAAAAGCCGATGTTTGCGGTTGTGTTTTCGGGTATAAGTACGTCAGGAAAGACTACCTGCATTTGCTGATTATTCCGTACCGTTATGCCCGTTATTAATGCGTTATCGGTAGAATTAGTCAAGTTTCGGATGCTCATATTTGCCCTAACCGTTGGAACGGTTGCCGAAATTGTTTGAACAGTAAAGTCAACCGTTACCCTCCATTTCGTTGGAACGGATGGAGCGACGAAGGTGCTGGACGATGCAACCCAATATCCGGGGCGGTCGTAGTAGGTCCCAGTTTCGTCCGGGAATTGCATCGTGAGGTTTTGGTTAAGAGACCCACTTACGCTGCCTGTACTGGCTGCAAAAATATTTGACCCCGACAGGTTGACCGATAACTGCCCGGCAGCGTATGGAATAACCAACTTGCCAAACCGCTCCGAGTTGAAAAACTCTGAGGTGTAGCGATACCCTGCTTGTGCGAAGATGAGGTCCACCATCTTTTTGACATAGATGCTTGGGGTCATCTTGTAGAATGGCACCGCAAACCATCCCTGCGTAACCACGTCCGTATAGCCGTAGGAATCCACCAAGCCGTAAACGTAACCGCTCGCACCCGATGCGGTCCAAGTCGCAGAAACATGAGCAGAGGTCAGCGTGTGGTTCATTCCGCTGACCCCAACGGTTGTTGCAAGGAGGTTGCCCTCAATGGACTTGAATAGGCTTACGTCGTCCGAGAATAGGCCCACCTCGTAGGTTACCTCGCCCCGAATCTTGGACATGGAAATCAGTTGCAGGACTCCGCTGAACACCTGCACCCCGTCCTCCCACATCGCTGCACGAATCTTCTTGTTCGGTTGGAACCCACCCACGAAGGACTGGATGTTGTAGGCATGACCAAAGCAGTCCCGATTTGTTGTCGTATTAGGCAACGTGATGGTCTTGGAGAAAGACCCCCTTCGCTTGGTTATGTCGGCAATATCCTCCACGCTGAACGTGAGGGCGATGTCAATTTCGCCCATATTATCGAGGATGTAGGGAACCTCTGCGTTTGATTCGTTGAGAGGGTAGGCGATGAGGGTTACGCTCATAGGATGTTGTTCTTGTAAGCAACTGCAACCTCGACCTGTAACTGCGTGAGATTGCTTTGATGGAAGCCAATGGGTCTATGATTGAATCCATTGAGGCCAAGAAGATTGAGTTAATCAAACTGCAAGCCGAAGAAATGAAGGGCCAAGAAAAGTTGAACAAACTCAACGAGATTGGCGTTATAACCGCACAGGCACAAATAAGGGCAAAGCAGGATGAAATAGCGACCAAAGAAAAAGCCATTGCTACATCTGAGCGTGAACTTGAGGTGCTGCAATCCCAATACGTTAAAGGTGAAGAAAATGCAACGGCACAAATCGAAATTGCTCAAAAGATTTATGCTGAAAATGAAAGGCTATACCAACAAAGGAGATTGCTCGCACAAAGCCAGCAAGAACTCGACCAACTTGAGATAGACGAGAAGAACCGAAAGGCTGAAATTTTATCAAACTTGGACTCGCAGTTGCAAGAAGATGCGAAGAAAGATTATGATGTTAGGAATCAATTAGCGGAAGAACAGTTTAGAGATGAGATAGATAAAGCAAAAACCAAGGGAATCTTACTTGAATCACAACTTGATGAAGAGCGAGTTCAAAGGTTGGCAGCAGCCAAGTTAGCCCTCGGAGATACCGAAGCCTATCTCACGATGGAGAAGGACATCAATGCAAGGTTTGATGCAGCAAAGGTCAATCAAAAGCAACTGACCGAAGAAGAGATATCAAGGATTGAACGTGAACGCAGGCAACAAGACCTAAAGATGGCTTCCGAGGCCGTTGGTGCGCTTGGCGATTTACTGACTGCTGGCTTGGGCCAATCCGAGAAAGACCAACGCAAAGCCTTTGAGATTAACAAGAAGGCCAGCATGGGGCAGGCTCTTATCAATACCTTCATGGCCGTAACCGCTGCCCTGACTGCTGGAGGGAACCCGATTAAACTCGCAACGGGTCGTCAGTTCATTGACGCAGGTATCGCCCTTGCGACAGGCTTGGCACAGGTCGCCAAAATCAGCAAGACGCAGTTCCAAGGGAGTTCAGCAAGCGGAGGCGGTGGTGCGTTGACTGCTGGGGGCGGTGGAGGTGGAGAGGCTGCTCCTGCTCCAATCTTTGCCAACCCTCAAACAACTATGCTTGGAACCGATGGTGCTGCAATGGGTCAAGGCCAAGGTTCATCCCCGATGCGAGCGTATGTGGTCGAGAGGGACATCACCCAAAGCACTCGGAGGGTCAGGAGGCTTGAGGAATTTGCAACTCTTGGAGCCTAACCACATTTACCACTATGGAACTACCCATTTACAGGATGACCGTGGACGAGGTGGATGAAGGGGTCCAATTCGTGGCCCTAACCGATATGCCAGCGATTGAACGGCCATTCCAAGCATTCTCAAAGACACCACAACGCTTCACCGAAACAGGCGAACGCAGGGTCCTGACTGGACCGCTGATGCTTGCAGACACTCCCATCTTTCGCAAGGACGAAACCTACGGGGAGTACTACGTCGTATTCGACAAGGCCACCATCCGCAAGATAGTCCAAAAGTATTTCAAGCAAGGCAACCAGCACAACGTCAATGCATACCACAACGCTGAACTGGATGGCGTATTTATGTTCGAGTCCTACATCACCGACTCCGAGCGAGGTGTGATGCCTCCCAAAGGATACGAGGACACACCCGACGGCTCTTGGTTCGGGTCCTTCAAGGTTGAAAATGACGAGGTGTGGGACAACCGCAACCTGTTCCGGGGTTTCTCCGTTGAGGGCCTGTTCGGGATGGACAAGACCGAATCCGAAATGGAGGTCGCACTCGCTGGCCTTGCTGACGAATTAACCGCTTTTTTGCAACAATTAACCCCCACCTACAAATCCCACTAACTATGAACCTGAAAAACGCAATCGAATCCCTGCGGACGGAACTCCGCAAATTCAGCACCCAAAAGCAGTCCTTTGCCGACTACAAGTTGACCGATGGCACGGTTGTCCGTGTGGATGGCGACCTCGTTGCCGGAACTGCCGTTTACGTTGTAGCCGAAGACGGAACTCTCCCTGCCCCCGATGGCGAACACGTTGTCGAAGGCGTTGGCACTATCAAGACCGAAGGAGGCAAAATCGTCGAGGTCATTGCTGCCGAAGTAGCGACCCCCGAAATCGAAGCCTTGCCCGTTGCTGCTGAAATCACCCCCGAAGTGGCCGTTGAGGTAACCGAGGAAATCAAGGAAGCCTATCCTGCCATGACCCCCGAAGTAGTCGAGGCCATCGTCGCCAAGCACCTCGGAGCCATTATGGACGAACTCAAGGCTGCCTACGCCGAGATGGGAAAGATGAAAGAGAAAATGTCTGCATTCGCATCGCAGGTCGAAACCATGGCCGATATCGTCGAGAAGGTTTCCGAACTCCCAACCGAAGCCCCCAAGGCCAGCGGTTCAGCAATCGTTGAGCAACGCAAGGCTCAAGCCTCGCAGAACTTCAACGCTCTCGCACAAGCACTTCAATCACTCAAAAAAAACTAACCCCCTAAACCCCCACTAACCATGGCATACAATTTTGGCAATCTAAACGCCTACACCGACCAAGAGAGGCTCCCTCTCATCACCAAAGCGGTTTTCTCCGCTCGTTCAGCAGGCCTGTTCACCAAGCAAGTTGGTGTCAAGTTCGCTGATGCGTTGAACCTCATGGACACCGATGCTTTGATTCAAAGCGGTGATGCTTGCGGTTACACAAGTTCAGGTACGACTACATTCAGTCAGCGTAACATCACCGTTGGCCGTATGAAGGTCCAAGAAACCTTGTGTCCTCGCTCTTTAGAGCAGTACTGGATGCAGACCCAGTTGACCGCTGGCTCTACCTACGATGGCGTTCCTTTCGAGCAGGCTTTCTCCGAGCAGAAGGCTCTCCGCATCGCAGAGGCTTTGGAGAATGCAATTTGGCAGGGCAACGCTTACTTCAGCGGTGTCAACCAGTTGCTGAACGCTGCTTCTGCTACCGTTGTTCTTGCAAACGCTTCCAGCACAACTTGGAACCCAGTTTCTGCTTCCGTTGGAATCACCGCAACCAACATCATCGGAATCTTTGACAAAGTTTACAACGACATTCCGCAGGCCATCCTGACGAAGCAAGACCTCGTCATCTTCTGCGGTTGGAACAACTACCGCACCTTGGTTCAAGCCTTCAAGCAAGGAACGACCACGGGTGGTTTGGCAGTATTGTACAACCAAGTTGACCTTGCGAGCCTTGCCAATGGTGAGTTCATCTACCCCGGTACAAACGTCCGTGTCATCGCAGTTCCCGGCTTGACCAACACCAACCGCATCGTCTGCACATACCTCGGCAACTTGTTCTACGGAACCGACTTGTTGTCCGATGAGGAGCAGTTCTCAATCTGGTTCAGCAAAGACAACGACGAAGTCCGCTTCCAAGCAGCCTTCAAAGCAGGCGTGCAAATCGCCTATCCAGACTTGGTTGTAGACTTCCGATTGGCCTAATGTGTAGGGGGGAGGGAAACCTCCCCCTGCTTTTTTGTTCTCTTGAAACTTAAAACCAAAACACATATATGTCCTGCTCCCTAACTACTGGCTACGCCCTCGGCTGCCGTGATTCCGTAGGTGGAATCAAAACAATTTACGTCCAATCCTTCATCCCAACAGGGTCCTGCAATGCCAACCTTTCAGGTGCGGTTACAGGCTTCACTGGGTACGCTTCGGGTGGGTTCTTTGAGTATGACTTGACCAAGGCGACGTCATCTTTGACTGAAACCTTGAATGCAAGCATCGAGAACGGCTCGGTTTATTACACCCCCGAAGTAACCTTCACCATCAACAAACTGCAAGTCGCAGTCCGCAACGAACTCCGTCTGCTGGTCCGTAATCGAGTCATCGTCATCGTCCAAGACAACAACAACCGCTACTGGTTGTTAGGCTCTGCCAACGGCTTGGAAGCAACCGCCGGAACCGCTGGAACTGGTACTGCCTTCGGGGACCGCAGTGGCTACGAGTTGACGCTTACCGGGATGGAACCTGACCCGATGTTCTCAATTGAATCCACAGTCTTTTCACCATCGACTACGCAGATACTCGGTTCGTAGTATCTTTGGCTTAGGTTTTCATCACTGAGGTTTGAGAGGGGCAGTCAGCAATGGCTGCCCTTCTTATTTTTACCCCATGAAGATTTGCATCGTTTACAACGCCCATCCAACCGGGTGCAGTTACTACCGCCTTGAAATGCCGAACGCTTACCTTGGCGACAACTACCCGGAGTTCGATTATGTCTGCGTTGAGAACATCACCACGATTAGCGACGAGGGGTTGAAGTCGATTGACCTGTTCCTGTTCAGCCGGCTTTGGTGTCAGGGAACCATGGAGCAGGTGGAGAATGTCTACAAAGCCCTGACCCAATACGGAGCGAAAGTCATCCTTGACTTGGACGATTACTGGGTCCTTGAATCGGGCCACATCATGTACCGCCACTACCATCAAACCAAACTCGCAGAGGTCATCCGTAAGCACATCAAATTAGCCGATTGGGTTACCTGTACCACCGAGCATCTTGCTGCCCGCATACGGCCTCTAAATGCGAATGTGAGCATATTGCAGAATGAGCCTTACGAAGCCTACCAACAATTCATTCCCAACCCCGAAGAAGAACCCGACAAGCATCTCGTCAAGTTCGGTTGGTTCGGAGGTGCGCAGCATGGCGAGGACATGGAACTGCTCCGTGAGGGGATGCAGAAACTACGCTGGGACGCAAACTTGGATGGCAAGTACAGGCTCTACCTCGGAGGTTGGAACGACAACAACCCCGTTTACGAGGGCTACGAGAAAATCATCAGCGACCAAGGGAACAACCCGAACTACGGACGCATTCAGGCTGCTGACATCTACTCCTACGTCGGGGGCTACAACTTCGTGAACGTAACGCTTGCACCGCTCCGGGACACCAAGTTCAACAAACTCAAGTCCGAATTGAAGGTGGTGGAAGCGGGTTGGATGAACAAGGCCATCATCGCATCCGAAACCATCCCCTACACCGATGTCATCCGGCACGGAGAGAACGGGTTTCTCGTGCCTTACAACAAGCCGAAAGATTGGTACAAATACATCAAGCAGTTAATCCTTGACCCCGACCTTCGCAAGGGCTTGGCTGACAACCTAACGGCGGACATCAAAAAGCAGTTCAACGTGGCCGAAACCGCCAAGAAGCGGGCCGAACTATACAGGCAGATTGGGCGCAAATTGTGAAATTCGGGGGCATCGCACATTTACAAGCAGATGCTTTACCTGAACCCTGACACGACCAACACGATAACGGTTACTTGGACCGAGCGTTCCAGCACGGGGGACCGCTACATCTTGCGACTCACAAGCATCGCAAAGAACACCACGACCGATTTCACCTTGCTGAAATCCGCAAACCTTTCATCCTACACCAACCGCTATGACCAATTTCAGATTGCCGTGGGGTCGCTTGAAACAGGCTCGTATCGTTACGAAGTTTACGATACCAATAGCACGGTTGCCGCTGCTTTGGCGGTCGTTGAAACGGGCTTGGCTTTTGTACAAACCGCAACGATAGGCTTCAACACCTACTCAAACACAACCACTTACAACACCTTCCTCGCATCCAGCGTGAGGGTTTTTGACTCAACCTTTGACCAATCCTTCGCATGAGCGTACAAACGAGAACGCAACTCCAAACGAGTGCTGCTACCATTACCAACGAAACCGCTGCCGGGGCGAACACCGCATCCCGTGTGGGTGGTCTATTTGACGACCTTGCTGACACCGCAACGCTTGACCGGGAAAGGGGCTTTGCAAACCTTTACATAGACACCGACACGGCCTTTACCCCGACGCAAGGGCAAAGAGTCAAGTTGACAACTGCGATGAAATCAGGCGTTTTGTCAACCTACAATTTCACAAGGACTACCAACTCGCTGACCTACACAGGCACAACGAATGCGACCCTTCGCATCGCTGCGTCCATGGTCTTGGCACAGGGCAACAACAACAACCAAATCAAGGTTTACATCGCCAAGAACGGCACACCGATAGACCAATCAATGACTGACATCACGACGAGTCATAGCAACGGCCATGCGATTTATACGGAGGCCTACGTTACGGGTGCGGTCAACGATGAGTTTACCATCTACATCAACGCAATTTCAAGCGGTGCAAGTATCACGATTTCGGCCCTTTCATTCACAGTTCATACGCTATGAGTAATAAATCTACTCAACACTTCACTCAATGGTTGGGGATAGAACATAAGGTCCCTGTAATGCTGGAGAACCGCTCCGGCAAGTACATCACCTACGGCTTTGCCAACGAATACCCCTACTACCTGCTGGACAACTATCGCAGGAGCAGCAAGCACAACGCTATTGTCAACGGCAAGGTCAACTACATCATGGGCGGAGGATGGCAGGCAGGGGATGACTTGACCGTGGAACAACAAGCCCGGTTCATCAAGTTTTTTGATGGAATGTCAAGCACCGAGGACTTGAACGATATTACCGAGAAACTGGTCCTTGACTTGGAACTATTCAACGGCTTTGCGGTTGCGGTTACTTGGTCCAAACTTGGGACGATTGCCAAGATGGAACACGTCCCGTTTGAGAAGATTCGGGTGGACAAGGAGGAGAAGATGTTTCAGGTGGCAGACTGGTACAACGACGACATGATGCAGTTGTTCCCGAAGGTCGGGGACATCGAGAAGATTCCTGCATTCGACCCGGAGAACCGCCTCGGAAAGCAGTTGTTTTATTACAGGGTCTATGCTGCAGGCGTGAAGCACTATCCTCTCCCCGAATATATCGGAGGGAACGCTTGGATTGAGGCAGACGTGCAAGTGGCGAACTTCCACAACAACAACCTGCGAAACAACTTTTGGGGCGGCTACT